TATGCAAGAAGCGTCGTCAGATGCCGACAAGTTCTTGGAGTCACTGGTCGAAGACACGGCTTCAACAGTGGACGTGGACGAGGATGCAGATGAGATCGATGGTCTGGCGAACATCGATCTGACTGAGTTGCTCCCTGATCCGGAATCAACGACGCTGCCGTTCGAGTCTCAGGCGTGGGTTGATTACGCGACGGAAGACGACTTCAACAAGCTCTTCCTGCTTGACTAGGTGTTGTGTAGGGTTGATTGCTTGATTCGTGCTCATTTGGACTAGTCTTCTACTTGGCAGATTGTAGAATGACTCGTTCCGGAGTACGCTTTATCTTCGATAAGAACATTTCATAGTCTCTTGGGGTTACTCGTTCCCTCTCGCACTTAGTTACGCTAACTACGCTACGCTTCGTGCTACACGGTTGCGGGGGTCCCAGTCTCGTAGCCTCCGGCCGGCCCCAATCGCCTATGCCACATTCTTGATCTCGACTAAAGACGACGTCCTCCACTTCTCATTCTACAATCTGCCAAGTAGAAGACAAGTCAAGATGAGCCAGAACAACCAAGTCAACGCCAACGCCAACATCCAGCGTCTTCGCGAGCGCCGAGCTCAGGAAGCTCGTCTCCAGACGACGCTTCTCACCCACTGGGCTGAGATGGTGAACGAGCGTGGTGACCAGATCGAGGTGCTGAACACTCAGCTGAACGCTGTCAGCGACAGAGCCGATCGTCTCTATCGCGACAACGTCATCCTCCACGGGTTGATCGACGAGGCTTACGCCGACGTCGACAGCCAATCGCGTTTGTCGCTCAGGCTGAGTGAGCTGGTCATGCGTATCATCCGCGAGATCCCAGGCGCTGCCCGTGAAGACTACCGCGACGAGTACCTCGCTGCGGTCAACGACTTCAACAGGGGCGAGATCATCGACCTGACGGCTGATGAAGAAATGGACGAAGAACTCTAGGGTCTAGGAGTTTTCTGTAGCTAAGACGTTTTATTGTGAGAGAATAAACTAGCTACTTTGCATACAAATCTAATAGGGCTCGATGTCGAATTCATCCCAGTCTGGGACTGGATTCATCGCAGCTCTACGAGTGTCTACGAGCGTCGCCCTACGAGCACGATTTTGATCGCGCTGATTGGACGCCATATAATCTGCGATCTCCTTAACAGTTTTAGTTACGCGCTTAACGTTTTCACGTTTTTCTTTGATACCAGACGGCATCCTATATCCTGACGTATCAGGAGGGTAAGGAGCCGGCGCATAACGAACTGGAGGAGGATCATCATCTATCGGGTAAGCATAAGACGGTACGGGTTAGAATTCACGCCTGGAATGCCACCCTGGCCCGTCATTGCATTGAAAGCCATATTGGCCGCTGTAGTAGCGCCATATGCTCCAACGCGCTGAAGAAGCGGGGCGGCTACATTCGCAAACACTTGCTCACCTGCAGCCGCAGCCCCACGAGCAATAGCATCAACGCCTCGTTGAATATAGCTATCCTGCTCTGCTTCAGTATGAAACGGAGATTGTTCCGTTGTCATATGACCAACAGCCGATAGAGTGGCTGGGCTGTTTGGAGCAGCCACTGTGCCAAGAATAACACCGTTCTTCTGTGGAATTCCTTCGGAAATAAGGAGGTGTTCAATGCTAAGCACTTGCGTGTTAGCAGGAACACCTTCCAACATAATAACGATAACACCCCAGCCGTAATCCGTCTGGAAGGTAGCACCAGTTCCTAACGCCAAATCAGCCTGGGGGGCTGAATAGCGGAAACCGGTATCATCTAGCCACTTGTTAATCACAGTCAGAGGTGTCTGTGTTAACGACGACAGAGTAACTCGCTTATAATACTGCAAACCGGACACTTCCAACACAGTGGTTGGAAATTGCCAGGTGCCAGCTTGATAAGTAGTTTCGGTCGCTATGCCGATATGAACGAATCCCGACGCTGTTGTTGCAGGTAAAGGACAGCTCAATCGGCAAGCATTAGCGACAGGTCGGGTCAACTCAATGGCTGTCAGATAGTTTGAACGTTTCTGACGATTGAGGGCTTGGTTAGAATACCCAACCCCCCAACCAAGAGTTGCACCTGGAATACCTGAAATCACACCCCAGGTATACTGGGGGCGAAACGCGGCTCCATGCAAATCAGTCGCTGAAGCGCCTGTAGTAAGTGAGATGATATCCGTGTCTGTGTTCGAAAGCGATGGCATCGTATTCGAATCTGGAATTTTAGCACCGGCAACCATAGGATCAAATGGATCCAATTGTGCCAAAGCAAATTTCGCAGAAGAAGTCAAACCGGGGCATACACATGCCGCCTTTTGACTACGACGTGGAACTCGAGATGAACGACGGCGAGTACTCGTACGACGACGTGTACTAGTACGACGCGCGGGGCGGCCGCTACGCGTACTACGACGACGACGGGTATACGCCATAGTTCTGTGTTATACTTGAACTTGAACTTGCACTTGAACTTGAACTTGCACTTGCGTACTTCAAGGAAAAACTAGAAATGAGAACACTTCTGTATTTTCTTCTTCAAGTTGCACATTGTTGTTTTGTGCAGTGTGCTGCACATTGTGTGTTTGTGCAAGTGTGCTGCACATTTACACACAGGGGGACTAGGTAATACTAGGGACGAATTGTGCAATCCGCCCCGCTAGTCCCCCTTGGCCTACGTTCGCTTCGCTCACTTTCCTTTTTGGTCGCTTCGCTCCACATCTCGCTTCGCTCGAACCTCGGCAGCTCGGGAGAGTCGGGGGCACTCGCTTCGCTCGACGCCCACCTCCACTAGAGCCTGCCTTCGGTGAATTTTTCAAATCACCTCCAGGAGAGTGTTGCCAAGACCGTGTTCATGCCAAGATGCCGCCGAAGTGTGAAAGACAAAGGCGATTCTGCTTCACGTGGAACAACTACCCGTTGGACGCCGAAGACCAACTCCGTTGCATCGCCGACCGAAAGCAGGTCATCTACATGGTGGTGGGAAGAGAGACCGGAGAATCGGGCACTGCGCATCTTCAGGGTTACATGCATTTCCGACATGGGATCACCTTCGGGGCCCTCAAGCGGCTTCTACCGACAGTGCACTTCGAGAGAGCTCGAGGAAATGGGGCTCAAAATCAAGCATACTGCACCAAGGATGGGGATTTTTTCGAGATTGGTGACCTTCCTTTCGAACCTAAAGATTCGTCTCAAGAAACCTGGCGTAGTATTCTTTCGGCAGCTGAGTGTGGTAACTGGGACTTCATCAAGCGAGAGTATCCAAGGGTTTGGATTAGCTTTCGAGAACGACTCACCTCTATGAGGGTGCCGAAGACCCAAGTTATCGACGGTGACACTCAGAATGAATGGTGGGTTGGACCAACCGGCTCCGGCAAGTCTAGACTCGCCTGGGAGAAGTTCGGCGCAATCTGTTTCCAGAAGATGCTCAACAAATGGTGGGACGGCTACGACGCACAGCCTGTGGTCGTCATTGAAGAATGGTCGCCGAAGAATGATGTGACAGCATCCGCTCTCAAGATTTGGGCAGACCGGTACCCGTTTACCGCTCAAATAAAAGGCGGGGTGCTGCAGAAGATCCGACCAGCAAAGATCATCGTCATTTCCAATTACCGACTGGCGGATTGCTTCCTGGATAGTCGTGACTGCGAGCCTATCCAGCGTAGGTTCAAGGAGCGCGTGTTCCCGCGGGATATGCAAGAAGCGTCGTCAGATGCCGACAAGTTCTTGGAGTCACTGGTCGAAGACACGGCTTCAACAGTGGACGTGGACGAGGATGCAGATGAGATCGATGGTCTGGCGAACATCGATCTG